TGAACAAAGATCAAAAGATCTTAGAAAAAAAGTTTGGACTCCACCATCAAGTCTAGATGCGCCTCCGCCACCAACAGGATTTCATCATCGTTGGATTAGAGCAGAGACAATGGGTTTTCAAGATACTGCAAACGTATCTAAAAAACTTAGAGAAGGATATGAATTAGTACGAGTTGAGGAATTAAAGTCTCAAATCGGAGAAAATGATTATCCAGTTATCTCTGAAGGAAAACACGCAGGCGTAGTTGGGGTTGGTGGCCTATTGTTGGCTAGGATACCGGAAGAAATCGTGGAATCGCGCAAAAATTACTTTAAAAGTAAAACGAAACAACAAATGGACGCGGTTGACCGAGATGTTTTGAAGGAACAACGACCTGAGATGCCTATCAATATTGATAGACAATCTCGTGTGACATTCGGTGGAGGATCTAAAAAATAATTTTTTAGAAAAAGACCATCGGGTTATTAAATAAACTTAAAATAGGAATAAAAAACTATGGCAAACTCACAAAAACCAATGGGCTTAAACCCTGTAAGGTTACTTGGTGGAACGCCGTTTAATAACTCTCAAAACAGATATAGAATCTTGAAAAATTACAACACAGCAATTTTTCAAGGTGATCTAGTAGCAACAAGCACTAATGGTACAATCGTTAGAGCCGCTGCTGGAACAAACCCTGTTGTTGGAGTATTTAACGGAGTGTTTTACACTGACCCTACAACACAGAAGCCTACGTTCAAAAACTATTACCCTGGAACAATAAGTGCTAATAACATTATTGCCAATGTAATAGATGACCCAAATGTAGTTTACTCAATCGCAGCTGACGAATCTTTCGCCAATGCAGATTTATTTGCAAACTACAGTATTGTGGCAACAGCGGGCAGCACAGCCTCAGGAGTATCAAAAGAAGCATTAGATGTTTCAACAGGAGACAGCTCATCTACTTTTGTACTTAAAGCAATTGATATATCTCAGGATCCAGATAATTCTGACCAGAATGTATCAAATGTTGGCGTGCTAGTAATAATCAACGCGCACGAGTACCGATCAGGTACTGTGGGCAAGTCTAATTAAGGAGTTATAAACTATGGCTATATCACGCGCACAGCTAGTTAAAGAACTAGAGCCAGGTTTGAACGCTTTGTTCGGCTTGGAATATGCACGATACGAAAATCAACATACTGAAATTTTTGCAACTGAAACTTCAGACAGAGCTTTCGAAGAGGAAGTAATGTTATCAGGTTTTGGTTCAGCTCCAGTTAAAAACGAAGGTGCTGCAGTAGAATTCGATGATGCGGTAGAAAGCTTTACAGCTAGATACACACACGAAACTATTGCTCTTGCTTTCGCGATAACTGAAGAAGCAATCGAAGATAACTTGTATGATAGATTAGCGGCTCGTTACACAAGAGCGTTAGCAAGATCTATGGCTAACACAAAACAAGTAAAAGCTGCTTCTGTATTGAACAATGCGTTTAGCGCAGGTTCATTTGCAGGTGGTGACGGTGTTGCATTATGTGCAACAGATCACCCACTAGTAAGTGGCGGAACTTTCAGTAATGAATTGGCAACACCAGCCGATTTATCTGAGACTTCACTTGAACAATCTTTAATCGACATTCAAGCGTTTGTTGACGAAAGAGGATTAAAAGTTGCTCTACAAGGCAGAAAATTAATAATTCCAAAAGAATTACAATTTACTGCAGAGAGAATTTTAAAATCACCTCTAAGAGTCGGAACTGCTGATAACGATATCAATGCACTTAAGAATATGGGTATGATTCCAGAAGGTTATAGAATCAACAATTTCTTAACTGACAGTGATGCGTTTTTCATCATGACAGATGCTCCTAATGGACTTAAGCACTTTGTAAGAGCTCCATTAAGAACAGCGATTGAAGGTGACTTCGACACTGGTAACACAAGATTTAAAGCTAGAGAGAGATATTCATTTGGATTCTCTGATCCTAGAGGAATCTTTGGATCACCAGGAGCTTAATCTAAATTAAGTCTTTCTATAAAGGGGCTGGTGTTTACACTAGCCCCTTTTTCTTTTATAATAAAATCACTATACATTAACTTCTAATATCGACGCGTATAGTCGACGGCCTAGAGACGGTATTGGAATAACTAGGAGAATAAACTTATGGCAAAAACAACGTTTAGTGGTCCAGTAAGATCTGGATATCAAGGTGGAAGTCAAGGAAGTAATGTCTTAACACCTGTAAATATTAACACAGGCACAGTTATATCAGTTGATGATGGATCTGGTGCTTATGGTTTTTATTCAAGAGTACAACCAACAACTGGATTTGGAAGTTCAACTTATGTAACACCAGGAGAAGCTTACGGTGTATTCGGTAGAACTCAATCTGGCGCACCTTTTGCAACAACACCAACAACTACATTTAACCATGTAGCTGGTACAGTTGGAAATTTTGCAGTTATTGGAACTTATAATAATAATGGTCTGATGGCAGGTGTTCTTGGAATAATTAATACAAACACACTTTCAGGTGATGCTGCAGTTATGGCATTCATGCAAGGTGATTCTGGAACAACAACTGCAAGAGCTGCTTATGGAGTTGCGATGGCACAAACTACAGCTGCTTCAGGATTTGATTATGGTATTGATTTAAAAATTCAAGATCCAGTATTAGATGGTGGCGGACCTTCAAGTGTTCAACCTTATAAAAAAGCAAACATTAGAATGGAAAACGATGTTGTATTTATGAATGCAGCAGGAGTTCCAACTAACGGCACAACAGGTGCTAACTTTGCTGGAAAAGGTTCATTATATGTAAACATAACTACAGGGATTTTGTATATTAATACAGGAACTCTTGCATCACCAACTTGGGTGGTAGTAGGAAGCCAATCATAAAATGATAACACATAAAGATCCAGAAATTCAATTTTTAATAAATCAAATTGAACAACAAAGAGATTTAGCTTTAAGTCAAAGTTCAGCTCTTTATAAAAAAGTTGTTGATTTAAATAAAAGAATCGAAGATCTAGAAAATGAAATAAAAAATAAAAAAAATACTGTTGTTAGTATAAACAAAGTAAAATAAATTTTAAGGAGCTCTTCGGAGCTCCTTATTAAAAGGAGAAATTATGAAGTCAGATGTTAAACCGGTCACATCAAGTGCAAGTAGTGCTGTACTTTTTACAGGACCAACAAGATTAAGAGGATATATGGTACAAGCAACTGGAACTGCTGGTACTGTTACAATAAATGGATTAGCTAATTCTACAACTGTTAGTTCTTCAACTAATACACAAGTTTACATTCCAGTAAGAGTTGGAGCACAGCAAACTGAAGCATTAAATATTCCAGAAGATGGTGTTTTATATGCCAAAAGAAATGGAACAGGTATTGTTGATGGTATTGGTATAACAGGTAATACAGCTGGTTTAATTGTAGTATTATTTATTGATAAATAGAATGTCAGGATACGGTATTCAAACAAAGGGTACTGGAAAAGCCGTGGGCGGGTACGCGCGCGGGGGTGACGTTCAGCCTCCTAAAACCAAAGAATATTATAGACCTACTAAAGCTGGAGCTGGAATGACCAGAGCTGGTGTTGAAAGATACAGGCGAGAAAATCCTGGATCTAAACTAAGTACAGCTGTGACTGGAAAAGTTAAACCCGGAAGTAAAGCTGCCAATAGAAGAAAATCTTTTTGTGCTAGATCAGCTGGGCAAATGAAAATGTTTCCAAACGCAGCTAAAGATCCTAATTCACGTATACGACAAGCTCGTAGACGCTGGAAATGCTAATAACAAAAAAGGTAGGGTATGGACAACAAGTTATTAGTACACAAACATTTAATTATTCGAGCGGAAGCTCTCAATCCTCCAACCGATACAATTTATTTAACAAATTGGTTTAAAGAATTTATTGAATCTATTAATATGAAAGTATTAATGGGTCCTTATGTTATTTATCATGATGTAAAGGGGAATAGAGGAATCACTGGTGCTGCAATTATAGAAACATCACATATTGTAATGCACGTATGGGATGAAGTAAGTCCAGCGTTAATGCAATTTGATGTTTATTCTTGTGGTGAATTTGATGCTGAACAAATATGTAAAAAAATTACTAGCGATTTTGTAGTAGAAAAGATAGATTATAAATTCTTAGACAGAGAAAATGGCTTAAAAGAAATTAAATAATGTCCTATTTAAATGCAAACATTCCTCCTATATACTGTAAAATAAGAAGGGAATATTTATATGACTTACGAGAACATCAAGGAGAAACTGAAGATTGTGTGGTCTTTGCTATTGCAAGTATTCCAGGGCGTGCAATCTTATTTCATGCTTTACTTACGAATGGTGCAATATATTGGAGGCTTCCTATCAGTGCTTTTCTTCAAGGAAGAAACAGCGGT